TGATACATTTGCATTAATGACAAGTGTATATGAACGACACGCTGGAGGTTTCATTGATTGGAGAAGTTATTTCCATCACAACGTATAAAGTTTAATTCTAACGGAAACTGGGGGCAGGGTTGTCCTGTCCCCACTCATCCGCTACTATTATTTATGGAGAAATAAAATGCCAAAGGCAAAGATTAAAAAGAGGAAAGAAAAAACAGTATCTGTTGATAAAGGCGAACTTAAAGAGTTGAAAGAGTGTAAAGCGATTGTTGAAGAAGCGGAGAAACAGATTGATGGTGCTCCTGCTGGAAATGTAAAAGATAATGATTATACATATTTTGCTGATTTTGATAAGGGGAGTTCTATACCAGCATGGTCATTGCCCAGAAACATTGATATACTGGAAAATGATGTGAGTAAACTGGGGAATATGTTAGATAATAAACAGATTCCTATTGAAGAAATACCATATCAAAAAGCAGATTATGAACAGAAAAAGAAAAGACTTGATGAGATTAAGGATTCCAAGCCAAAGCTTACTGGGAGGCAGAAAGATAACCTTAAGTCAAAGAGAGATGAATTGGCTGTTGAAATAAACAGGGCACAGTTTACCAGATTAGAAATGGATAAAGGCCTGGCTGATCCACATGAAGAGGCACGTAGAATGAGTGAGCCATGTATACGGGTGGATAAGGAAGAGGCTAGGCGAATGGGAGTGGAAACAGATGCAAGGGGATATGTGTCACGAAGTAAAGGAGAGGCGATGTGGAAGAATATGTCATCTTTACTTGGCGATACAGTTCCTAATCCAAACGTAGAAACGTTAAGAAGCGATAGTGGGCGTTCTAAAAGGAACTCAGTGACTGTTCCTGTTAACATAGAAAACGGCAAAGTAGTACATGGGGAATAAATATGGACGGAAGAGAGATGAAGTACAGGGTACAGTTAGCCCTGGATGAAGAGACGGATGGTAGTTTTCTTGATGAGAAGACTATGTATGATTATATTAACGAGGGTGCACTGGAGATAGCAAGAAAGACCAATGCATTAACAGCTACTCAGTCAATAACAACAGTTGCGGACCAGACTGGTTACACTATTAATGCGGACTTCCTTTCTTTATATCTGAAGGATAAGAGCGGTGATTTCTTTATTAAATATAATGATGGTACAAGTAATCACTTTATAAGATGGGGGTCATACGAAGATATTGTTCTTTATAATGATACTACCTCTGTTCTTATTCCGAGTAATTTTAGTATTACAGATGACCCTACTCTTGATTCCAAGGTTTCAGGGACAGAGACATCTGGCGGCACAAAGAGTTCCAGTAGTGGAGAGGCAACTCTTACAGATAGTGCAGCTGATTTCAGTGATGTAAGCCCTGGTGATATTGTTCACAATACGACCGATAGTTCTTCTGGTGTAGTGGTGAGCAAGACATCATCAACCGTACTGGTTACTGCACTCTTCCCAGACGATCCTAGTGCTACTACGGATAGTGATTGGGATGCGAGCGATGCTTACGTCATACAGCCACAGGGAAGGTTTAGAATTGTTCTAAACCCTCCCCCAAGTACGGCAGGACACACAATAACATTTTATTACGTACAGAAACCAGCCCCTGTATATTCTAATTTTGGTACATTCAGGTATCCACAGCATCTTGATTTAGCCACTGTTAAATATGCAGCATGGTTGTTTAAATATAAAGATAGAGAGCCTAGCTTTGCTGATAAATTATATCAGATGGCTGATGCGGAGATGAGGAGAGGTAAACATGGTGTTGATAAGGCACTCATTAGGAGTAAAGTCAGGGTTAATATGTTAGCTAGGGACTGATAATGGCAAAGACAACATCAAAGGGAACAACAAAAAAAACAGACAAGGAATTAAAACCGTTTCAACTTGGGTTAACAGGAAGGCTTCTTTCATCTATTGATTCATCACGTATTGTTACGGTTGGTGTTGGTGACACACAAACAAAGGCCACTACCATTGATAATTTCAAGAGTTTAAAAAACCTCCGTTATACTGATAATGGGGTTCGTGGTATAAGGGGTATGACTAAAATAAACTCAACGGCCCTGTCCACACACCCAAAGATAAAGCATGTACACCAGTATAAAGAATCAAGCCAGCATATACTTGCACAAACTTATAACAGTGCAGAGACGGAATCTAAGGTATTCAGGAACGACACAACCATCCCTAATACTGGTGACTTTAATGCAACGGCATTGCACACAGATGCTTCTGGTGCAGGTAAGGGCAGGTTTAGTAATTGTTCACTAGGTAGAGTTGTTTATTGTAATAGTGCGGAAACAATGGTATGGGGTGGTGACAAGGCAAGGGTATCAAACTTTACAGTCTATGATCCTAACGGTACGTTTCTTTATGATTACACTGAACAGGTTCAAAACACACTGACTGATTCATCTAATGTGGCCACATTAAAACGTGTATTGGGTATAGGTAGCGAGACTAAGCTATTGTTACATTGTGATGGTTCAGATGAATCTACAACAATAACAGACAGTTCTCCCACCACGGCCCATACAATGACAGCAGTTGGTAATGCAAAGCTTGACACAGCTATAAAGAAGTTTGGGACTGCCAGCCTTCAGCTGGACGGAACAGGCGATTGGGTTACGGCCCCAGATGATGCTGACTTCGTACTATCGGGCGGTACATGGACATGGGAAGGATGGGTTTATTTAAACAATTTAAGTGCAGATCACGGGCTCTTTTCTCAGGCTAAAAGTTCTGCCACTTCAGATTATATACAGGTATATATAGATACAAACGGAGCTATTAATCTTGATATAAAAGAGACAACGGCTGCAACAGGAACAGTCACTCTTAACTCAGGTGGGGCTGGCTCTGTAGATGGTATAACCGTAAATAGCGTGGCTATAATGTCTGGTGCTGAATCTTTTGATACCGACCTCAGTACTACAGCTACAAATGTAGCAAGTAATATAACTGCTAATACATCATCTCCTAATTACACAGCCACTGCGGATGGTGCTGTTATAACAATTACAGCAGTTACAAAGGGTACAGCCACTAATACATATGCTGTTGTAAGTTCAGCAACAACAATAGTAACTACTGATGTAAATATGAGTGGTGCCACATCAAGTGATGTTGTATCGTTGTCTACTCCAAATAGTGTTATATCTGCAACAACGTGGACACATGTGCGTGTGCTTGAAAATGGAAATGATTATTATATATTTGTTGGGGGTATATCAAAGGCCCGTGTAACCACTGCAAGCAGAACAGAAGCTGAAGTAGCTTATGATTCAACCGTGTTTGTAGGGGCAGTACATGACGGCACAAGTACAACTAAACCTCTTAATGGATATTTAGATGAAGTAAGATTAACTAATACAGCACTATCTACCACGGACTTTGATGTTCCAGCTAGTGCGTACAGTACAGCAACGGCTGATGTTAATATAAGGGTTGGTGGTATATTGCCTTTATCTGGTTTTAATTTTACAGTTTCAAATGCCAATACGTCTACAGGATCATTAAGTGTTTATTACTGGAGTTCTACTAATGAGTGGACAGCAGTTACTAACCTTACTGACAATACAGCTTCTGGTGGTATTCCCCTGGCCCAATCAGGAACCATTACATTTGACTCAACAGAGGATATTGCGAGGCAAAAGATAGTAGATGGCGTTTTGGGATATTGGTATAAAATAGAAATAACAGATGCAGATGCTGCCACTGCTATTTCTTCCATGTATATAATTGAACCGTTTCAAAAGTTGAGGGATTTCTGGGATGGATTACTCAGGTCATCATCATCTATTCAGTTATACGAAGATAGTGTATATAAGGATAATACAACAAATGTTTTTTCAAATAGTTATACATATGAAGATTCCACGGGCGGGGATGAATCAAGTTACGTTATTATGGACAGCCTTTTATCTACTGAATATATATTGTGTGGATTTATTGAAAGGCAACAAGGCTTTAATTGTAAGTTAATACCTAATCATACCAACACTACTGCGAGTACAGTTATTACTGTTTCATATTGGAATGGAACGGAATGGGTGTCGGTTGGAACGGTTAACGATGGTACATCTTCTGATTCTATATCATTTGCTAAATCAGGATATATAACATGGAATCCCGTTGATGAAAATACAGAATTTAAAAGAGAGGTAAATAAGGAGCACCCTTCGTTTTATTATAAATTGTCATGGAGTCAGGATTTTACCGCAGATGTTCTTCTTTATCACTTGTCAGGTATACCAGTGCAAAAACCACTTGGAAGGTATACATTCCCTTTATATGCACAGGGAAGAACTTTCCTGTTTGGTAACCAGGCTGATAGAAAAAACAGTTGTATAGTTTCTGCCCTTGGAACCCTTAATAGTTTTTCAGGTTCAGATTCAGGAGACGGACTTGTTTTTGGGGATGACACTGAGGTAGTTGCTGCTGCTGAGATATTTGTTAATATTAATATAGGCGTAACAAGTAACCTGTTAATAGCAAAGGCAGGTGCTATGTATCTGCTAACTGGAACAGGCCCAGAAGACTGGACTATTACACAGGTGGATAATAATGTTGGGTGTTCTGCTCCGTATACATTTAAAGCAAGTCCTGTCGGGCTGGAGTTTGCCCCTTTACAATCACAACAGATTGTTATGTGGCAA